GTGAAACCACCATCAGCTGTCAGTACTTGTATCTTTTCGCCAACTTGAACATATGGCAAACCTATAGCGTCCATATTGAATGGCATATATCTGACGCATTCCAATTCTTTAGAAAGAAGAGATGCACAAGACTCAACAAAAGATTTATCAAGAGCGCAATTTTGTATTATATAATTTCCAGATAAATCATAATTTTTATATGTAGCATCCTCTTTTTCACTGATTACAGGCCATTCAAGATGAATCTTATCACTTTCAGACTCTCCAGTTGGAATATAATCAGCAACGATGTACTCATATAAAGGACTCTCATCATCTTCATAATAACAACGAGAATACATACTCATATCATATGTTTCAACTACACTTGATTGTGGATAAAGCTCTTCATCTGGATACAAATCATTTCTCGGAAACAGTGTTCCAAGATTTGATAAGTAGATTTCATCTAACCTATCGTTATTAACCTTCAAAAAGCAACCTTTAAGTTCATAAAATGCTTCAAGTATAGTTCTTGGCACAGGTAGAGAATCATAATCTACAAAGTAAAAGCCATCTTTTCTTTCCTTTCTGTCAAGATATAAATACATTTTGTCGAAATAATCTGACTCGCACCTTATAATTTCATATATTTCATATCCATAGTAACCAGAAACAAGGGTTTTTTCAGAACCATTTATTTTATAAATTTCATATGCATTAGCCCACTCTAAAATATAATGAAATGTTGCATCTTCTAATTTTATCAATGGGTCAATATATAGTTCTTCATTTCTATAATTACCAAGTGAAATGTATGTATCAGCAGAAGGTTTGTTCATATGAAATGTAGCACCATAATTTTCTCGAATCTTATCAATCATAAATGGCTTAACTATATCCGGAATGTTACTATCACTTTCGAATGCCTTGACAAATTCATACAAGTTATCAAAAAATCCATTTCCTTTTACATGGACGAAATCATACAAGTCAACAGATTTTATCAAAATTCTTAACTCATAATCGTCAATCTCATATGATTTGACATTATAATTTTCATTCTTTAAAACATTTTCTACTCCATGTACATTGAAATAGTATGGATTTCCAGTGCATTCAGTAACATATTTTGCCAAATCTATTCTATTTTTGTAATTAGATGCAACACCAGAAGAATATTTATTGATAACATGAAAAGGTATCTCATTTAAACCAGTTTCATCATTTTGGTACGCTATAACATCCCTTATCTCAGAATTAGTTGAATCCTTTTTACAGCTATTCACAATAAAAGTACCATACGATAAAGAGTTAGGACTTTTTTTATTGTACCTTATAATTAATTGATTTCGATAAGTAGCCTTATTAAAGAACAATGTCACTTCTTTTGGTTTATATTTTGTACTAAACATCAAGTTTGAACCATATTCTGGAAAATGTATTTCACCATAATCATCTTTTATCTGAACAGATGTTACAGATATAGATGGAATGATACTTATACCAAATTTATAAACACCATCTTCTGCTTCAAAATTAGATGCATCTACGGTATAGGAAGTAATCCCATCATTCAAAATTTTTATATCCATACTTTCTGATATAGTATCATACTTAAAATAAGCAGATATTTTACATCCGTTTATATTACCAATTCCAATAGCCTTAAATTCAAGTTTGCTATATTCTATTAAACCAAACTTAAATTCCATATCGCTACAAACAGATTCAGTCAATTTAATAGATTCAGAAACGAGATTGCTATTAGTAATGTCTTCATGTTCACCATTTGGAAAATTGATAATAAATTCTTTTTTTGTATCAGAATTGAGTAATGCCTTTCTTTCTTCCTCTGACACATTCATAATCTTTCACCTTCTTCCTAATATCCAATGAATGCTATCCTAATAGCGTTGTACTTGATCTCATTGCCATTCACCCAATATGGAGTAAAGTTGATATCAGGCATATACATTTCCTGTGTAATATAGTCATTCAATTCCGGCATATACGCTGTTACTGTAAGTTTTCGTTCCTTTGGAACAGTAAAAGCTTGTCTGCATATCCTCATAAGCTCTTCAACTTCATTATTGGTCAGCATGGGCGGAGTATTAAACTCTATTTTGTATATCTCATGGTCTAAAGCATTTCTGTGTAGCACACCATTGGCATCTCGATATGAATCCAAGTCAGTGATAGAACGAGTCGCTATATATGTCTCAGCTTTCATAAATCTCATTGGGATAGGTGTACCACCAACGCTTATCAACCCTCTGTTTGAGTCAAAAGCCATCTTTTCACCTCACTAAAAAAGCACGATACCCGTACAATCGCGAATATCGTGCCTATTTTTGTTAAAAACTAAATGCGTCTTTTCCCGTTCGTCTGCTAAATGAATAAGCAGAATTGCGGACATTTCGGAAGATTCCGTCAGAGCTAACTTCAATGTCTTTTGAAGCAATTTCTGCGTTTGTTTCTCTGATTCTAGCTGTCTCTTGAACAATAGTGTTAAGGTATGGAACAACTGCTTCCGTAACAGCTTCCTTAATACCGCCAAGAATCTGACTATTGTTAGCAACCACGGTTTTTCCATTTGAGAACTGTCCTACAAGCTCACTATGATTTGCATAGAAGAAACCATCCTCAGGGAACCCGCCAGTCGCATATTGTGGTATCTGAACTGGATTTGCACCCTTGTTTGTAATCTTATCTGCGAATCCTGAAACACCTTCCTTGATTTTATCACCAACACCTTTGATTTCTTCCTTTGCCTTTCCAAAGAAATCTTTCAGTGTGCTAATCCATGAAGACAAACGTTCAGCCCATTTACTTGGTGAAAATGCATCAAACAACTCATTTATGATATCCTTAAATGAAATTGCGCTCTTTTCACTTGCACCGAATTTTTCTTTGAATATCTTGTCAATCAAGAATCCTTTAAGTACATCCAGCAATGACTTAACTATATTGATAACATTCTTTATCGCTATAACAAGTCCAGCAATTGGATTTATACATCTAAGTATGTTTTCAACCAATAATTTTAATACTGTTTTGACCATTCCAAGCCTATCGTACAACTCTCCAAGGCTATTACCACCAACAAGTTTGAGTACTGCAGCACTAAACTTGCCAATAGCAGAACCAACTTTGATTAAAACATTTAAGAAGTCTGTCAGAATCCTTGTTACATCGGATGCCTTTGTGTTCATCATCCAGTTTTCAATAGTTGACAACCAACCTTCTAGTTTTTCGTAACCACCATTGTTTAGCCATTCTTGTAGTCTCTGACTTGTTTCTGAAATGAAATCAATCAAGCCTTGACCAACTTTCTGAGCAAATGGTTCAAGATATTTCCACAACATATCGAACATTGATGTGATTCTTTCCCACTCAATCTTATCGTTTAGGTCAGTAAACACATTCACAAGCTGTGGTAATCCTTTTTCTAGTACCCATTCGCCAAGACGCAACAACACATTCTTGTAGAATGAACCAAGAACATCAGCTACAGCCTGGAATATTGGTTTCAAAGATTCCATGTAAGCAGAAATACTAGTAAACAGTGGAACCAAATTGATATTTTTTAAATACTTAGTTGTAAATGCTGAAAGCTCTGCCACCTTATTTGTTATGATAAGGATTATGTCCCTTATAGCTTCAAGCATTCTCAATCCATTGTTGTTCGTATCCCATGCTATCCTTAACTTGTCAGCTAAAATTCCAACTTGCAATACAATATTTAGGATAACCTTAAAGATATTCCTAAATACATCAACTGTTGCTTCTTGATGCCACATTGTTGCCAAATCTCTTCCGATTGAAGAAATCAAAAGTTTTATCCTTTCAAGAGATGATCGCCATGCAATCATTATAAGCATTCCAGTAGTCTTCCATGCTCTTAGGATTGGGTCCATGAATGACAGGAACGCTTTTTCAATTCTTTCAGCCCACTGTTGTGCTTTGTTGGCCATATCCTCAAAAGCTTTTTCCCATGCATCTTCATAATCTGCTAATGCTGCTGCAATCTGTTCTGTCAAATCGATAAGTCCACCAGTAGCACCTGAGCCAGCTCCATCTGAACCACTAGAAAGATTATTCAATTCATCAATTCCAGCTAACTGCCCTTTCATCTTCTTTGCACTATCTGTTACATCATCCAAAGAATCAGCAAGACCTTCCATATCATCTGCGGCATCGCCAGCACCACCAGAAATACCATCCATTATGTCTTTAAGCCAATTGTTTCCCCAAAGTTTAAATCCAAGATATGTCAACAGTTTATTTATTGCCATAACCAAACCATTGATAAATGGAAGTACCTTCTGAAGTATTGGTAAGAAAAGACTTCCTAATGTTCTAGCTAGATTTGCAATCTGCTGTTTTAAGATACGATACTGGTTAGCAACTGAATTAATCGTATTTGCTTGATCTCCCCATGCTACTTTTGACTGGTCCAAAATAGCAAGTAATCTCAACTGCATCTTTTCTGACTGAGTCATAGCTGATGTTGCCTTTGTAATACCGTTTTCAAGCGCATATTGTGCCAATGTTGCGTTTGTAATATCGATACCATATTTATATAAAGCTCTCGACTGTCCAATCAAACCAGATGCCAAATTGGTCATTACAGTTTCTAAATCTGTATTCGTCAATGATGACAAGTCAGCTGACAACATGGACAATGCTTTACCGGCATTTATGCTTGATTCTCCAAGAAGTCCTACTGAATTGGTAATCGCACCAATTCTTGCCTGGAAATTCATCAATTGGTTAACATCCAAACCAAGGCTCTTTTCACCACTTAGGAATGCTTCTCCATAACTTCCAATGTTATATCCTGTCATCTTGCCTAGCAAAGTTTTTAGTCTTCCACTAAATGATTCAGCATATGCTTCAGCAGATTTATAACCAAACCTATCAAACTGTTTACTGAAATCTTTTCCAATCTTATCCATGGTTACATTAAAATAGTTGAATGTTTCAACATAATCCATGGATTTCGCTATCGCTTCACCCAATTTCTTGAAAGCTCTGATAAGCAAGAAACATGATGCATAGAATTTACCAAAAGCAGATGCAAGCTTGTCGAATTTACTTCCACCATTATCCGCTTCTTTTCCGGCACCACGAATATGTAAAATCATATCCTTTAAGGCACCAGCAACTTTTTTTACCACGCTCATGATTTTACTAAGTATCGACTTAACCTTACTGTATACTGTTCTAACCATATTCAAGGCAAAAGTAACTTCATTAAAGCTAGATGCGACACCTTGAACACCACCAGCAACACGCGAATTTCCAAGGTTTGCAAGTGCATTTGTCAAATCGATTATATCTTGTCTGACTCTAGGTGCATTTGATAATGATTGCATCATCTGTTCAATAGCTTGTGTAAGCATTGGCAGATTCGTTGCGGCATTTCTTACACTGTCTTTTCCTAGCCTATTGATTGATTTGGAAAATTCATTTATCCAATCAATATTACCGGTGTTGATACCTCTTAGAGCATTATTTAATTGTTCGATGTTTCTTGCCAGTACTGGAATATTGTTTATAGCATTAGAAGCTTTTACGCTATCAAGTGACCTTAAACTTGATGCAAGTCCTTTCAGTTTAGATGAAGCATCAGCGATAGCTGTTCCATTCATCTTAGATATTGACCTATTCAATTTATTCATTGATGAGTTAAATCCGCGTAAATTGGCTCCACCAAGACGTGATAAAGAGCTAGAAAGAGTAGAAAGCTTATTGCATAGTGTATCAATACTCTCTGATGCCCTATCAGCGTTTGCTTTTATGTCTATAGACAACTGGTCTACTGATATATCTGACATCACTAATCCCCCTTTCTGCATAATAAAAGGCAGTGATAATAAACCACTGCCTAAGAAGGACTCTGTTTGAGTCCAGATTTTTCTAATAATTTAGTTCTTTGTTTCATTTCATATACGGCGATAATTTCTGCAGAATTGGAATCACGTTCTTTTGATTCAGATATCAAATGTGAATGCGGATTCTCAGGATATTTGTTTAATTCTCCTTTAGCACCAATGTTGCCAATAGTACACATAATTGCTTCTACAAAATACATTCCTTGGTTCCAAGCATCTTCATCTTGCCATTTTCTTTTCAATTCATGCGCATCAGCGTAGAACCATAAATCTCTTGGCTCCGCACACATGATTTCTTCTTTTCTAAGACCAATCGCAATATAAAATGGAAGTATATGCTTGTAAAACATATCATGAAACGAAACATTTATTTCTTTTTCTTGTGATCCTGAGGAATCGCTTTGATTTTCTCTTCCGGAGTCTCTTCCATCTGATTCATCAGGTCTGCCAAAAAACCCTCATTCATCAGCTCCGTTGTAAGCATAAGGAATAATTCAAGGATACCTCTTGTTTCGCCTTCCTGTGCTTCATCGTGGTAGTCATCTAACAGATTTCCTACTTCTTGTACTGATTCAACTGGGTTGTATTTTTCAAAACCAACAAACAATAAATCTCTGACACAGCAGAACATTTCTTTAATCTGTCCTAACGCGGAAACATCTTTATCCGATGTTGCATCAGATTTCTGCAATACTAAAAGCAAATCGTTTGTTCTGTCTAATAAATCTGTGTCACAAAAACTGTTATAGCCATATTTAATCTTGTATTCTTTACCTGTGATATTTAATGTAATCATATGTTTTACTTCCTCTCATACATTTATTAAGGAAGGGCAGACCGAAGCCCGCCCTATCCATGTTAGCTGCTTCTTATTTCTTTGTTAATGTGATAGATGTTGGATATCCATTTTCATCTTCAACTACTGCAATGTCATAGTCATCTTCAATCCATCTTGGAACAGATGTAACGGAAATAGATGCTGTACCAGTTAAGTGGTCTTCTGTAGCTTCATCTGGTGCAAATGTAACCTTACCATTGAAAGCAACTGCGCCCTCAGAACCTTTACCTTCTGTACCATACATGATAACGAAATCAAGTGGTTTGTCTTCCAATGCAACGATATCATCTTTGTACTTCTTCTCAAAAGCACCTGAAACTTCCATAGAAGATGCAGAACGTCTTCCCATTTCCTGTGTTTCCATCAAATCTTCCAATGTTGAAGTATCAACCATGTTAGGTGAACCAAATGGAGATGGAATTGATTTTGCTCTTAATAATAACTTGTATGTGCCAGCCCAATATTCGCCTTCAACTGGAGATACTGGTGTTTCTCTGTAGATGATTCTACTTTTTAAACCTGTAGCCATTGTTATTTCTCCTCTCTTTGCATAAAAAAAATAGCCATTACTGGCTATTGATCACTAAATTGTATCGTTTCTATCTATTGCCCTGTTGAAATGAGCAATCATACGTTTTGTATCCGTATTGATATTTCTTAACTCCGGCAATGTTGTTGCTCGGAACTGCATTGACTTAAACGCATCGACAACATCAACCATGATGCTATCGCAAAGTACTTTTCCTTGCGTGTTGGAATTTTTCACAATCACATCAACTGTAAATGATAGGGTGATAGAGTCGACTATCGATTGTTCCAAAAGCCTTGTAACATCAACTGGTCTGCAATGAATGTACACAGTAGGGAATTTACTGTCACCAAGCTTTGCATCATCATCAGTGACGTTAAAGTCAGGATATTTCTTTTTGTATTTGCTTTCCAGGATTGCTTTAACCCTAGAATAGATGCTTGTGATAGCATCTGAGTACCATTGACTTGTGCTCATTTGTGACTAAATACCTTTCTAGCTGTGCTTATTATTTCTTTCTTCATTTCTAGGAATGCATTGTACATTGGTTCATTGGCTTCTTCTGCTGTCGCAAAATGAGGATTGATTGGATTTCCATTCTCATCAATGCCTTCATAGTAGTACCAATATGAATCATTAACATGATTTCCAGTTACAGCAAAACTTCCTTGGTATCCACCAATTGCTTCTGCCGCAGTACCCCATTCAAGTGCGAAGATAGGACTAATCGTCTCATCATGATAATTCCCGTCACTGTCATACCATTCAGTATGCAATCCAGAAATATTATCATTCCTTCCAATCAAAACAAGAGTCATATTGTCAACCTTCTTTTCGAAAGTAACCATCTGATAAAACTTATGAGAATCACCATACGCTTCATCTTTTGCGACTCTTATACCAATTTCACCAAGAGCTTCCAAAAACTCATTCGTTTTGCGTGGCAGAATCTTGTTTTGGTAGTTTCTCAACTCTTTTTGCAGTTTTTCAATTCCGCTTACGCTCAAATCAGTTTTGAAAGTGTACTTTGCCATTATTTTGTCCTCTTAGCCAAGACATATTTGCTAACATTTAGGCTTGGTGATACCTTGACTACTCTGTAATCTGCTGAATCCTCAATAGCGAAACCTTCATCGTCTATTGATGGCGCGGATTCGTACCAAATTAGCGTCTTTTCGTCAATTGGTAGACTATTACGCTCAACCACTAGAACAGCGTTGTAATCTGCCAAATTCAAGCCAAATTCGGTCACCTCAGCTTCACCGCTTCCACTCATAGCAATGTTTCCACTAAACTCAAAAGGCTCGCTATAGTGTGGCTGTGTTTCTCCAAGGATCTCATAATAGATTTCTCCATCATCATCAACATAGGAAATGATAGGATTGTCATCTTCATCTAGCTTGTATATAGGTTCACCGCCAGCAACATATGTCGCATAATACATCTTCTGCTTGTTACGTTTAAGCGTTCTCATGTAATCAATCCTTATCAACCTTATCTTCCAGTTTTTCAACTCTTTCAGTAAGGATATTCAGTCTGTCTTCAACTTGCACAAATTTTGTATTATGCTCATTGATAGAATTTTCAATATTCTGGATTTTCACATTCATATCAGTAGTGATATTTGTGATATTGTCCAGCTTAAAATTCACTTCTGCGTTTTCCGTAGCTCTCTGTGCGACTTCTGCGATTGTTGCGTTTCTGCCATTACGAACAGCAAAGAAAATCGCAACAAATGTTCCAGCCATACTCACACATGCTACAAATGTTGGTAAAAAGTCCATGTGTATACCTCTCTTAGTTAAGCAATCGCCCACCACCAATTAAGATTGCTCACCCTACGCAGTCGAATCCAACCACGCGAACTTACAAACTTGCTAAAGGTAGTACACCACTAAAAAGCTTATTTCTATCTACATAGGTCCTTGAGATACCATTCTCAGAATGTGTTGCTTCTCCCTCGGCACCAATCATGTTGTAGTCATATAACGCTACATCACGTATGATTGAGTAGTATTGCTCTAAGTCAGATGCAATCATCTCATCTGTATAGTGTCGTGGGTAATGTCTTGCACTTTTTACTTCTCTGATAGCATTCTTCAATTTCAGTGACAATTTCTTTTCGGAGAAATCTTCGTCATCTTCCAATTCTGAAATCAAATCTGCCATAAGTTCCTGTTCAAATGTTAATCCCATCTCAATGTCGATATCTAAGATTTCATCTGCCATACTTGTCACTTCCCTTCTATAGTCCTAACTTTTTGATGATGATTGGCTTTAGTTTATTGCCGCTTAGTTCGTCAGCATCTTCAATCCCTAGTTCCTTTGCCAATTCCTTGATGCTTGCAACATTCATCAGCTGGATTTCGGTTCTTGAATAATGCTTTTCCTCTTTTACTTCCTCTACCTCTACTTCCACTGGCTTTTCAATCACCACTGGCTCGGCAATAGGAATGTTGGAAGAAGCCATTTTCATGGCCGCTTCCACTCTACGTCTGTGTATCAACATTCCCATATGATCTTCTCCTAACGATTAAGACAACTTGATAGCCTTAGATGCATCCTTTAAGTATGCTGCAAAGTGCTTATCAACTGTCATTACTGTAGACTTGTTGATGATATCTCTGTCAGATTCAATCATTGTGTCTCTCTTCAAGATGATTGCAACAGCACCTGGCTTAACAATGTGAGCTGTACCAGCTGCTAATCTCTCTGTAACGATTACCTGACAACCAGCAACTTCACCAACAGCACCTTTTACAAGGATTTCAGCAGCGATTTCAGATGCTGGTAACCAACCCTGTGACTTTCTTAATACCTTGTAATCTGCTGGATTTACAAGTACAACCTTTTCGCCGTCGATATCTTCGCCAAAGTTTACTAAAGCGTCAGCGATATCGTCTGCATCAACTGTACCGGTTGCAGCAACAGTGTGTGTATTTGATGTGTTACCATTCAAAACAGCTACTAATTCATCATCTAATGCATCAGCAACAGATAATGCTAACTGGTTTGTAGCTTCACCAACTGGGTCACCATAACCGCTTAAAACAGCTTCATCTGTTAATTCAACACCGTTACCAACCTTCTTTACAGTTACTGGTGTGGTAGATGCTGTTAACTGATTGATTGTAATAGGCTGACCTTCAGCTGTTACAGTAGCTTTTCCAATATATGTCCATGCTGGAAAGCTTAATGTGTCACCTGGTCTACCAACTAATGTGGTATCTACCTGCGCCAAAGGAGCGAATTTCATTGCTTTTGTTAATTTTGCTTCTAATCTTCTTCCGATCACTTCTGGATCAATTAAGTTTGCTAATAATGTAGCATTTGCGTTAACTGCCATTTTGATTACCTCTTTCTTTTAAGATGTGTATGATTTATAGGTTTCTGGGTATTTAGCTTTGAACTCACGTTCTTCCGCATAACTCAGCTTCTCGAATTGCTCTCTGCTGATATTTGGCTTCTCTTCACCAACACCAGCATTAATCTGTGGTACTGATTTGAGCCATTCTGCCTTTTGAGCCTTTAACATTGTCTGCTGCACTTCTGCCTGAATCTTGAATAGTGCATCAGTATCGCCATCAACTTGTGCTGTGGCTGCTTTGCTTGCCTGCTCTGAGGAATAACCAAGTGCTAAGAAGTTTTTCTCCATCTTGTTGATATTGTTTTCACGCACTAATGCCTGGAACTGTTCTTCCCTCTGTGCTTCTCTCTCTGCTTTTTCCTGTAACGCGATCTCGTCTGCGCTCTGTTTCTCTCTAAGCTGCTTCTTAAATGACGAAGCTTCAGATGTAGCCTTGTCCGTAGCTCTTTTGAGCTTTGCGTTTTCCAATAACAACTTCTGAATCTGCTCATCCTTGGAAATCTCATCTGCCTGAGCATTTGATTCATTGATTTCAACTGTTTCATCAACTGTTGTTTCTTTGATTTCTTCTGCCATGATTTACCTCTTTCTGCGTTTGATTAACCTCACTTCTCTGTGAGCATTGATTTAGTAATATGTTCCATGCGACATTTGTTTTAGCGTCCGCTTTCTCTAGCTGACTATATACATAAAAAAAGCACCTACAGATTGCTCCGTAAGTGCCAATTTTGCTTATTTAACCGTTTATATTCGGTGAGTTGTCTATTTGGTCGCTTGTATCTGGAAATGGTCGTTTTTCGTCGTTTTTCGCGCTTGACTCATCTTTAAATACTTGTGACTCTTGATACTTCTTAACACCTTCTGCGCTACGTTCGATTACTAGGTTCGGGTCCTCAAATAATGGAGCGATTGAAATCGCATCTTCCAGTGAGAATCCTTTTGCAAGTAACGCTACGATTGCATTGGTCTTAACTGTTAATTCGTATGTCTTCTGACGTTTGATGTTTGGAATAACGTCCAAAATATCAATCTGTCGTATGTCAGCATCCTCAGGAATCGTTGGAAGAATCTCAATAGCTCTTAAGACTACTGCCAATTCCATCAATTTAGCTGACTCTTGGAATACTTGTTCTTTATTTGCGCTTGCTTCTGCAGCACTCCATCCAGTAGCGTCACTCATGGCAACCCCAGTGGAACCACCGGAGTTGTCATTTCTCTGAGGAACGCTACACTTTTGGAGGATTAAAGAGCGTTTTGAAAGAACAAAATTCAAAATACCTGGATAATCATAGTTGATAAGAACAGGGTTAATAAATGGTGTCTTGCCATCTTTTGTTGTACGTGTAAGAACCCAGTCATTTGTCTTAGGCTGAATTGGCTCCCCATTCTCATCAACCGGAAAATCAATATCATTTCCGTGAAAGATTGCTTGTGTGTTCTGGTCAATGTCGTTCGCCATGTCAGAAACTTCAACATTGAGTGCATCCATAGCTGGAATCTGTCGCTCAAAACAACCCATTCTGTCTGAAGCTCTTTCCCATTCGATGATTGGCACAATTCCAAGTGGATTTATCTCACCACTTCGTCTTGACTCTTGCCATACATCAACATCTTTCTCTTCGTTTCCATTCAGAATCTTTACAATGTTCTGAATCTCAAATCTTGCATCATCAGTGATACAAGTGTAATAGTAATTTCCAAGACTATCTTGTCTGTAAGAAACACCCATCATAACTCTATGGTCAACATATCTGCTTGATTTCACCACAAATGCGTATCTAGGGTCCAAAACTTCAACCTTGAATGGTGATTTCACGTTTGGATTTGTGTTAATCTCAACATAACTGTATCCGATACCACACACTTCAATGTATCTCGCAAGATCAAGTGTCTTTTTCTTTCCACCTTGCAAGTTGTAGTATCTGTTAAGCTCGGATATTGCCTTTGTAAGACCAGTTTTCTCACTATCGCCACTTTGTACGAATGTGATTGGATTGCCCCAAACATAGCCCAATTTGAACTCTGTAATCTCATTCGCCACATTGTCAATATCAACGATATCAATGTCGCTTCTGTATGTCTTAACTCGGCACAATGGTTGCTGTCCTTCTTCATAGTTCAGCAAGTACTCGCATCTATCACGATTGATAGAGTGTGTAATAACAGCAGCTCTAAGTACCTCTATGACATTTTTTGATGTAATTTTCTCAACGTCTGTAAAAATCTCTCGTCTACCGTTCATTTCACACCTCTAGTAAAAACGTTTGCCACTTGATGATTCCCTACTAGGAACCTCTGACATTTTAATATTTCCAGTATCACCATAGTAGGTGACTAATTTATTGCACTTGTTACATTTCGTAGGCAATGCCATACATGATAATGATTCAACTATTCCTGTTGGATTACCACAGTTAGGACAATATATAATCTTTTTCATCTGCATCACCCCAACGCACAAAGAAAAAGCACCGAACATTATCTGCTCGATGCCTGCATACACTTTTTTACAATACTACTGTACCATATTTCATATGTGAATTGTGTGAATCTTCTTGACTATCAAAAAATCTGTCCAATTTCTTAGAAATAGTGCTTCTTTCATAGCCTAATTCATCCGCTATGTCAGAATCACGCATTTTTTCGATGTATTTCATCTCCAAAATCTGCCTGATTTCCATATCATCTACTTCTTCAATCGCCAAATCAATCTCTAGCTCAAACTCTTCATACTCTTTTTTCTTCCCAGCAAGGATTATGATAAGATTTTGTATCTTTTTATGTCGCTCTTCATCAGATTTCACATTTGGACCACTGATTTCAAAGTGACATTCCGCATATGGGAAGTGTGGCATAGAACCTTTTACAATTCCATGTTCAGCCTTAATGGGATTTTCTGCATAATATTCAAGCTTTCGTGTCAATCTATTGATTTCACGCTCAATATTGGCATATTTCTCCATATTTGCCCTTGTTAATATCATCTGAATAATCCCCCTCGTATTACTGTTGTAGGTCGAATATTGTATTTATCCGAAATAAATAATGCAAAGTTTGCTAAACAATCCGGTACATCATCGAATGGATTTTTACCAGCAACTGAATAGCTGACAAGAAATGACATGAACACACCATAATCTGACTTGTTTGCATATAAATCACGCTCTTTAAACAAACAATTCTTTTTAATCCAGTCTGAATTGACAATAATTCTTGTCTCCTTGTTGGTTTCAGTAGGTTTTGTGGTGATATTACACCTTCCACCACCTTCTTTCACCAAATCTGCAATCTCAACAGCCAATCTTCCACCACCAGCATTTGATTCAAATTCACACTGTTGCATTTTGTGTTCTAGTATGATGCTGGACAACCTTCTTTGTTGCTCACCAAAGTCACTAGAATTGTCGCAGATGCAATCTACCAGGTAATAATCATTGTCGTATTGATAAAATACTGGAAGAACCATGTAATCCTTACCAGTAGTCTTAGTATCACACACACCAACAATCGCGTCTGGTTCCCTATCAGGAAGAGAAATATACCTTCTTAGCTCCTCTTCGTGATATAGCAATCCTTCACGCTCAATCGGCTCATTTTTGTACAAACACTTGTAAGACACCTCATCCATCAACGCTTCTTGATCATTAAAGAATTTGGTCGAAATTCCATTGTATTTGTACTGGAAATTACTTTCTCCTGTGTCAGGATCAATATCAGGTATCGCTATAAATCTTGCTCTATCGCTATCTTCGAAAGCAGCTTTCAAACGACCAATTACATCATGCACTGACCAACGAGTTGCAATATGTATTTCCTTTACTTGTTCATTCAATTTTCGCTGTCTAGCATCAACAGAATAGATATTCCAAAGTTTATCAAGTATGTTTTTGTTTAAAGCTTCCTCAATACCACCAATCAAGTCATCACAATACAGATATCTGTTCGCTCTAACCTTACCAGCATTCTTGGAACCAACAGAAGTACACTGAATAGAGCTAAATGGTTTGTATTTTCCAAAGTTTATCTGCTCTGCTTTTGCATTTGTCGCTTGCAATGGAACATTGAATATATCATTCCATCTGTACTCATCACTATTCGTTGTAATATCTAATATGCCATCATAGAACATTCTTGTGATATCACCACTGTGAGAGAAGAAAAGACTATAGTCATCTGGATGTTTCCCAATAATCCAGCTACAGAAAAACTTTTCTAATGTCGTTTTCTGTGTTCCAGGTGGCATTGATATTGACAATAAGTCCAATTTGTCATCTTCAAGGTCTTGCAACGCTTGTATAAGTCCTAATTTCCCTAAAACTTCTCTTTTGGGAGCATAAAACTTGTCGCATTCCCTTCTGTCCTTCTCCAAATACAGTAAATATGAGTCGAACAAGTACTTTGCTTCAGCATTCAATACATCATAATACTTTTCAACAATGTCATATTTCTGTCCGTTTTGGATTCCGTATGCTTCCAGCTCCCAAACAGTACCATTTGCATGGTCCAATATGAATTTTTCAACCAATTCCTTGGCTCTAGCAGAAACCTTTAGTCCATATTCTGTATCTTCTTCACCTAGCGCGGCCTGTGCAGCCATCACATATGCATTTACCGCTTCCTCAGTGACTCCATTTTCCAAAATATAGGCATCATAGCTGTCTACTTTCTCTTTTAGCTCCTTAGATGGCATTAAAAAAAACACCTACCTTGTAATTTTTTAAGGTTAGCGACAATCTCCTGTCGGATTGCCGGTTATTTTATAAATCTAAGCTTGTCAAAGTCGATATTTCCATCAGAATCCATGTTGTCCGCTGTTTCTTTGAGCCATCTTCTCACTGTTACAACAGAAATCCCAAGCAATTCTGCGACTTTTTTCCTTGAAACCTCACCAGAAGAGATTTTTTTCCAAAGAACTATGTATTCTGACTTGTCAATCTGCTTTCCAACAAAATAACTTGGATGCCCTACTGGTGCTGACATGCTTATTCCTCTTCTTTCTTGATAAAACTCAATTGGTCATAGCAAACTGTACCGTCACCATTGCCAACTGTGGCATATTTTACGATTACTTCATCCATCCAGCTCCTGAATGTTGGACTAGATACACCAAGCATCTCTGCTGCCTTGGTTTGTGTAATCTTTTTGTCCACTAGCTGTTGCCATACATCAACAAATGTGTCTAAATCAATCTGTTTCTGCCAGTATCCTTTTCTAACATATCCCATTATTCGTCTTCCTCGTCACATTCTTCTTCAACATCGTGAAATAGTGAATAAATAGTCAAATATTGGTTAACTTCTGCATATTCATTCGCTACATCACTCAATTTTTCAAAGTCAACATTGCCATCATCATCTCTACACTCGTCAATAAGGTCCTGTGCTACCTGAATCGGCTCTTTATGTGATTCTATCTTCAATTCCAGTATCTCAGCTTGCAATTCTGCGATTCTCTCATCCTTTTCTGCCAAACTTCTTAGCAAATCAGCTGTTGTCATTGTGATTCTCCTTTATGATCGCCATGAGTACATCATGATTTTTGATTTTATCTGCCCTTACAAGGCTTTTAGCGTACTCTTTGTACCATTCTGACTTTGAATTATCCTGTTTTTCTGGATTTCCTTCCTTTTCGCCAGCGCGGTAATCGTATTTGTATGCATTCAGCAAGCAAAAAACAGCTACCCAATCAGCACCATATTTTTCTTCCATCTCCACAATGCACTCTTTTCTGCCAGAAACATTGTAGTGTGACGGATGGTTTACGTTTTCTATACTCATTTATTCAATTCCTCATATCTTTCAGCGTAATCACATACCAATTCAATAGCTTCATTGATGGTGTCAATAACATTCTTTCTGTTAAAGCCACTTAAATATTCCAATTTTGCTATTTCTTCCTCACTGGTTTCTCTTCTGAGAAGTTTTGTAGCATATTCAAGTGTCATTTCTTTCTAACTCCTTTATTGGAATTGAAATATTGGTTCTT